TGCAACACTGATTCTTCGGACAGGAAACTGACGATTGAATACGGTGGAGCGACAGCACCAGATGAATTAACAGAAATTACCCTCACTGCTGAAGCTGGTTGGGTGCTTGTATGCCCTGGTCTGCTTTTGCAGAATGGTCTTGTGGTTAAGGCTTTTGCCGCGGCTGCGAATGTTGTTAACATCAATGGTTTTGTAAATAGAATAGACAACTAAGAGGTCTTATAGTGTTTCGACAAGATAGGACTAACCCTAGCACTGCGGTTTCCACATGGAAGGCTCGTAAGGATTTGGCGAAGGCTAATCCGTCTACGGCTGTTTCTGCGTGGATGAACGGCGGTTTGGCTGGCGGCGGTCCTTTTAACGCTTATGGCGGGATTATCACTCAATACACGGATTCTGGTACGACGTATCGTGTTCATACTTTCAGGGGTTCTGGTACGTTTACTGTCACGGCTGGTTCCGCTGACGTTGACTATTTGATAGTCGCAGGTGGCGGCGGAGGTTGTGGCGGTGACAATGCAACGGGAGCCTCTGGTGGTGGCGGTGGTGCTGGCGGAGTTAAAACAGCAGCAGGCGCAGTTGCTGTAACTACCAACAGTTACACTATAACTGTTGGGGCAGGCGGAGCAGGTTCCGCTCCCGACGTTGTTCCCACAGTAGGTGGAGATTCAGTAGCACTAAGTCTTACTAGTGATGGCGGAGGTTTAGGTGGCGGCGCTTCCTATTCGGGAAGCGGTAACAAAGATGGTGGTACTGGCGGTTCTGGCGGTGGCGGTGGCGGCGCTTCAGGTGGGACAACTACTTCAGGTGGCGCAGCCACAGGAGGCGGTACAGGTAATGCTGGAGGCGCTCAACCTAATTCGAGTGGAATGGCTGGAGGCGGTGGCGGTGGCGCAAACGCCGTAGGTGGTGCAGGTGCTACTGGCACTTATTCCGCTGGAGGTGTCGGTGGTGCAGGTCAATCGGGTTATTATGGCATTTCGGCTACAACTAGAACATATGCAGGTGGTGGCGCTGGTGGCAGTTGGTCTGGTGTAATTAGCGGTGGTGCAGGTGGCGGTGGAAACAGCGCATTAGTGACTAGCACTCCCTCTACAGGTGGTGTTCCTAACACTGGTTCAGGTGGCGGCGGTGGTTCTTCATATGCTGCTACTCCTGGCTCTGCTGGTGGCGCTGGTATTGTTCTAATCAGATATGCGGTGGCATAATGACAACTACTACTAACACTGATGCTCCCGCATACATGGTTGATGGCGTTCTTACTGATGGTGAAGCGTGGGTTCCTTTGGCAACAAATGTCGTTTCAGGAGGTTCAACTGCAACAATAACTTTTACTTCTTCAACTGGTGCTAATGACTGGTCACAGTACATGGATTTAGTGCTTATCAGTTACGGGCGAAACGGCGATGGTACCGCAATGGTTATGAAAATGAATTTAAACAATGACACGGGATCAAACTATGTTTATCAACAGTTATATGGCAATGGTAGTGCTGTTACTGCGGCTACAGCCGCATTAACTTATTTAGATTTTTTCTGGTATCCTCCTAGCGCCACAGCGGCGAACGTTGTTGCTTGTAGTATTACAACTTTGTTTGATATCAATTCAGGCAAACACAAAAGCGCGCAAGTACAAGTAGCAAACGACATGAATGGTTCAGGGTATGTGGCTCTAATGGGTAACACTTGGAAGAATCAGGCTGCAATTACTGAAATTGATCTCGTAGATTACGGTGGGGATAATATTGCGGCTGGTTCACGTTTCGATTTGTTTGGGATTCTCCCAAGAATGGTGACAGCATAATGGCTATTATGGAAGCAATCGCAACAACATATTTGGAGGCTGATGCAGCGTCAGTGACATTTGACGACATCCCTTCCACTTATGAACATTTACAAGTACGAATCTCAGCGCGTGACACAAGTTCTGATACTTATGAGAGCGTTTACTTGCAACTTGGTGACACAGGTCATTCGCCTGTGGACACAGGTACGAACTACTCTCGGTGTTATATGTACGCTGCTGCCAGTTCGAAATCGGCAGCCTCTCAGACGAGTTCTAGTGACATCTGGTTGGGAAAGATCGCTGCGGCAACATCTGACTCGACTTCTTATGGTTCTCTGATTATCGACATTCTTGACTATGCAAATGCCAACAAGAACACATCAGTCGCGGGTTTTAATGGCAGCGGTACAGGAACTTATGTCCGTCTTACAGGGGGAGTGTGGGATGACACTTCGGTTGTGAACGCTGTTCTCATCAAGGGAAACGGGAATGTTGTTCGTGGCACAGAGATGACCCTCTACGGAATAAAGAGTTCATAATGGCTGTTTGGAATGTTATACAACACACAGAGTTAAGCGGTAGCGCTAATTACTTTGAGAAAACGTCAATCCCTTCGTCTTACGATCATTTGTATTTTCTAGCCTCAGTTAGATCAGATGTTAGTAATTATACTGATTGGTGTAATTTTCAATTGAATGGTGACACAACAGATGCTAATTATGACGATATTTATTTAATGGCTAACAGTACGACTCCCTCCTCAGGTAATTCAGCGTACAGTTGGGGCGGTTATTGTCCCGCCGCTTCTGCTTTAGCAGACACTTTTGGTTGTGTGGAAATATGGATTCCCAATTACGCAAACACTTCTAATTACACACAAGCGTTGTCAAGAGCCACTTCACCTAATAATTCGACTACAAGTAGTCAATGGACTATTGATACGGCGGCAACTCTTTGGAAAAATACTGCCGCTGTTAACGCTTTCAAATTTATGCTTTATGGCGGTAGTGACAATTTTGTGCAATACAGCAGTTTTACACTATATGGAATAAACGGAGCAGGATAATGGCAGAGCCAAGATATAAGGTCGTGAACGGTGAGTACATCGAAC